TAGAACGCCATGACATCTTCCCCAAGTCTCCATAAGTATTTGCAAAGCATCTTCTTTGTTTGAGTTAGAAGATTTAGATATGCTTTCCAATCTTTTACCAAATTCATCCATTACAGTTATATGAGTTGGCTTATATCTAAGTAAACTATAAATAGCTCCACTTGAGGTGTAGCCATCTCCCGCCATTAAGTCGCTGTACTCTGCATGATCTAAAATAGTTTCAACAACTGTTTTAACATTTTCTTTACCTTGACCAGACTTAGCGATACACATAAAGAACAAAGATGAAAAGTTATTCATATTGGTTCTATACATTCTGCCCAAGGCTACCGAACCTAAAGACAAAGCCGCTTGCATGCTAATAGCTGGTTGAGAAATATGTGCTATCTGTTCTGAGTATTCATAAATATCTTTTAAAACCCCTGGAGGAGAAAAAAGATTAACAGGCTCATTTACACTTTTAGTTGTTGATATGTAAGCTGGAGCTTGTTGGTTTTTTCTGTCATGAGTTTTTTGAATTGAATTAACTGTTGTAGATATTTCAGACCTTGATAAAGGCGGTTTGTTTTGTTCGTTCCAAGACTGAACAAAAAATTCTGTAAACTCTGTATTCAAACCTTTAGCTATTAAATAACCAGCAAGTCTAGCGGCTTGGTCATTTCTACCACCTTCTGATATACCATCAATAGACAAAGGTGCAGCTATTGGCTGACCGTTAAGTTTTTCAACTCCCGTTATTTTAACCCATAAATCTTGAGTTAGATTTGGTAAGTCATCAATATCGTTTAGATCCCAATCATCAATTTTTGTAGGAGTATAGATAGCACCTGTCGCATGAATATTATGCGGAGCAACAATCAAACCCCCGACACCTCTAATATCAATTAGCTTAGCTGGGTCATAGCCTTCAGTTCTTTTAGCTACCCAAGTAGTAAAATTTTCTGGGTTGTTGTAATAGTAATGAACCCCTTTGCCTGTCGCTACTTTAAAAGGTGTTATTGGTAAGTTGGCTTCACACCAGTTTACGGCTTCAGGCGTGTCTGCATCTATAACAATAAACTTGCCACAGACTAAAGCAACGACTAGATCATCTCGCCCCTTAAACCATTTCTCAATTTCTTCTGTCGTCGGCTGTCGCTCTTGAAACTTTTGCCATCCCCCTAATTCTTTAGGCGGAACTTTATTATGTCTATGTAGTGGTACTACGCTTATGCCGTATTCTGCATAAGCCAGAGCTAAGTCCAACGCAGAATCTTGCGCTGTTACTTGTAAATTGAACACTATTAGTCTTCGCCATTCTCTTCGATAGGGCCAAAGATAGATTCAAAGTCTAGCTTGCCGCCAGATGCTTTGATAATTTTTTTGGCTTGTTTAATTGAAGGTTGTCTTAAACCATACCTCCAAGCTTTAGTTGATGCGGGAGAGCAGTCAAATAATTCTGCCGCAGGCTCAGTCCCAATAAATTCTATATACTTCTTTAAAGTTATTCTTTGCACTTCCCTCTCCTTGTATTGTGGTTCTAGATTTTTTTTCTTAAATGATTTAAGCTCTTCTTCGGTTAAATTTTTTAACCGCCATAGGTAGTTTACCTTCCATTGATTTCGGTCTACTTCTCTCATTTTACATTCCGTTCAAAAATTAATGTTCACACATTGTAATTCATATTAAAATAAATTAAAATAGTATTTTTAAATAAAACGGAGAAGATTAAATGTCTGATATTTTAAGTAGAATTGTAAGTCCTAGTGAATTGGTTGAAAACCAAGGCGCTAAGATTTTAATGTATGGTGCATCTGGAGCTGGTAAAACAACGACATGTGCAACTGCTCCTGGAAAAACTTTAATCATTAGTATGGAAGCTGGTTTGTTATCTATTAAAGATGCAAACAATGTTACTGCTATTGAAGTTAAAGAAGCTTCAGAGATTGAGGAGATTGCTGCAATGCTTGAAAGCGGACAGCTTGATTACGATACTGTCTGTTTGGACAGCGTAACCGAGATGTCTGAGCTTTTATTAGCACAAGAAAAAGCAAGGTCCAAAGATCCTCGACAAGCTTATGGTGAAGTTATTAATGTAATGACTAGAACAATGCGTAGATTTAGAGATCTAAAGATGCACGTTATTTTTGTTGCTAAAGAAGATAAACTTCGCGACGAGGCAACAGGTATGTTTCATTATCAACCTATGATGGTTGGTGCTAAACTACCTACCCAAATTCCTTACTTCTTTGATGAAGTGTTATGTCTTAGGACTTTCACCGAAGAAAATGATGAAGGGAAAAAAGTAACCAATCGTTGGTTGCAAACAGTTCTTGGTGATAACTATATTGCTAAGGATAGGAGTGGCAAGCTAGATTCTTTTGAAGAGCCTAACTTGACACATATTATTAATAAACTTGGATTTTCAAAAGGAGAAAAATAATGAGCGATTTTGCAGACGTCAAGTTTGATTTTGAAGCGAGTAGTAGTAACGATTCATCTACTATTCCAGAAGGGGACTATTTAACAGAGATAAGCACATGCGAGAAGACTACTTCTGCGGCAGGTAACGACTATCTCAAGTTAGAAGTCAAAGTATGCGGCGATAAATACAAAGGATGGATTGCTAGAGACAATCTAAACCTTTGGTACACTAACTCTGATTCTGAGAAACAGGAAATGGTTAGAGAGATAGCCTCTAGAAAGTTTTCTAGTTTGGTTAAAGCTGTAGGAAGAAAAGACAACCCGCCTGCTAACGCTGGCGAACTGGTTGGTAATAAAGTGATATGTGCTTTTGGTATTGAAAAAAGTAAAAATCCTGATTACCCTGATGATAAAAATATTATCAAGGCTTTTAAACCATTGGAAAAGATGTCGCCTAAACAAGCAGACGACACTCCAGCTTGGGTAACAGAAGGAACTTCTGAAGCCAAAGCTCCAGCTAAACCAAGCTTGTAATTGTTAGGCTTTGCTAGGAAGCCTTAAAGGTATTATCTCCCCCCATTTAGATAGTATGTACCTACCTAGCACTTTAATGAATGGTTAGACTAATATGATGGGTGGGATCTACTTTGCTAACGTCTAGAATTTTTCCAAACGTGTAATCAGAACTTTCCTCCATAGAACGCAGCAAAGCAAACAGCTCTGCAACATCAGAGTTTCTGGCCTGCAATACAACCAAATGAATATCATTATTTGATTCATATACGCACAGGTATTGAGGAATGCTAGGAAATAACATACCTATTATCCTAGCATAATTTTTATTGATCGTTGACGTATAGAGCAATCATTGCATAGTGAATGATTTTAAGAAGCTCTTTTTTCTTATCGTCTTTTTTGCCATAGCGCATGGCGTACTTCATTATATTGCCAATACAAAATCCTTCGCCAAAACCAGCATCTACAATCATATCTGTTGCCTGGTACTTACCTTTGGCATAGTGTTGATCGTAGGTGCTGTCTATATAATCTTTTAGTTCAGCAAGAGATACATCTTCTCTAAATTTGTAAGCTGGCACGATTATAAAGTTAGGGTAACGATATTCGGCGAGTTATAAACGGATAGATGGCCACCTTCTGAATGATTTTTGTACAGCTCCAAAAAGCCTTCCATCTTTTCCCAGCCAAGATTCATTTGTTCTTCTGAGATGATAAATACTTTGGATGCGTATGGGTAGACCTTCTCTTGCGCCACAAAGACAAACTCATCTAACTTAAAGCCAGCTTTTTCCATACCTCTGCGATACCAAGCAGCCTGCATATCGTAGCCATACTTTTTAACCGAATAAGCAAACTCTACTGGATCACATGATTGAGTGGTCTTGTAGTCCACTACACATATGGCGTTGTCTGGGTATGGGCTTTGAACTGGCGGACAGATAACATCTGGGCGGCACTTACAAAGAACCTCGCCTTCATACCAATAGAAGCTAGCCTCTGCTACCTTGCCTTCAGCATTAAGGTAGATGTTGCCTTCTTCAATCATATGTTCTTTCATACCCTTGATTGCTGTCATTTCAGCTTCTTTAATAACTGTTAGGCCACGCTCCTCATACTCTTTCTTCAGCTCTTTGTTAGCATTGGTATAAGGAGAACCCATAACAACTGCGACTGTTTGATTGAAGGCTTCTTCACCCTCTACCAGCAAAGCGTGGGCAGCTGTACCAAAGTTCATAGCAGGGGTTGTCTCTTGGACTCTTTCCACCGCATGCAGTTGCGATTTGCCAAAGGCTCTAATCTTACTGCTACTAACTCCAACACCCG